TCAAATAACTAGAAAATAATATATTTATTAAAAACACTACATTATGAAGTTGAATGCATTCGAAAAAATAATTAGAAAAGTTGTGCGTGAAGAAATTGACTACGCATTAAGACGTGAGATAGCCCTATTAAAAGAAGAATTATCTACCCCTAATACAACTATAACAGAAAAAAGAGCTGAACCGTCTACTGATGAGTTTAGACAAAAATTAAAAGAACAATTTACCCCACCATCATTTAATAGTGGAGATGCTACATTGGATTCTTTATTAAGAGATACTGCTATAAACTCAGCCCCTATAAATGCTGAACCACAGTATAACCCCCAAGATCCTATAAATCAATTTGTAAATAAAGATTACAGTCAGTTAATGGAAGCTATAGATAATAAAAAGAATTATAGACCGGGAACATAATGGCCATAAGAAAAAAAATAGGATATAGAATTGATCCACTTGATCTAAATACGCGTAAAGCTATTGGGGTTAGGGTACCTTTTAATAAAAAAGGAGTATTTCAATTTAACTATACAACAAAGGATCAAATAAAATCTAATCTTATTAACCTTCTTTTAACATCTCCCGGTGAAAGATACCATGAACCATCATATGGGGTTGGTATAAGAGATATTCTTTTTGAACCTAATACAAATACAAATCAAAAAATTTCAACTCTAAAATCAAAAATAGACCAAAATTTATCATTTCATATTCCTCAAATTACTCTGAGTAATTTAAAAGTTACGCCACAAGATAAAGAACTATTAATTCAAATAGCCTATACTGTTTTATTAGATAATGATACAAATGAGATTTCCTTAATATTATAATAAATGGCTTATTCTAAAGTAAACAATACATCTGGTACTAATAAAAAAGATATTAAGTACTTAAACAGAAATTATAATCAATTAAAGCAAGATCTTGTTGATTTTACTAAAAATTACTTTCCTGATAATTTTAATGATTTTTCAGAAAGTAATCCGGGTATGATATTTTTGGAATTAGCATCTTATGTAGGAGATGTTCTTTCATTTTACACGGATACACAAGTACAAGAAACTTTTATAGAATCAGCTAAAGAAAAAACTAATTTATTATCTTTAGCTTATAATTTAGGTTATAAACCATCAGTTACTAATCCTTCTACAACAGATATTGACCTTTATATCCAAATCCCCTCAACAGGAACAGGAGATTATCCCCCTGATTGGAATTATGCTATAACAATAAATAAAAATTCTATTTTCAAAACAGGAGAAGCAGATTCAGTATCATTTTTATTAGATAGAGATGTAAATTTTCAAGTTTCATCATCTTTAGACCCAACAGAAGTACTTCTTTATGATCTTAACGGTAATCCATTAGATGATGGGTTAAAGGCTGAACATTATTTATTAAAAAAATCAGCTAAAGTTATAAGTGCAGAAATTAAAACCTCTACATTTACTTTAGGAGATCCAACTAAATTTCTTACTTTAGAAATTCCTGATAAAAAAATTATAGGAATTGAATCCATAACGGATAGTGATGGCAATGTCTATCATGAAGTCCCTTATTTAGCACAAGAAACTATATATGAAGATGTTCAAAATGTAGCTGCTAATAACCCTGATCTTCAACAATACGGAAATGATACACCTTATCTATTAAGGCTTAAAAAGGTTCCTAAAAGATTCGTAACTAGATTTACATCAAATAATGTACTTCAAATTCAATTTGGAGCAGGTATTAGTAGTGGTATAGATGAAGAAATTATACCTAACCCCGATAACATAGGAATTGGAGTTAAAGATAATAGATCTCTCTTAGACTTTGCATTTGATCCATCAAACTTTATGTTAACTAAAACATATGGTGAAGTTCCTTATAATACAACACTCACAGTAAATTATTTAGTAGGTGGGGGAGTTGAATCAAATACTGAATCTAATTTAATTAATAGACCATTTTCCGTATCAACCTCTCAAAATAATTCTGTTAGTAATAATACAGTATTAAACATAGTAATCGAGTCTATAGCAGTGAATAATCCATTACCCGCCACCGGCGGTGGTCCTGGTGATACCATTGAAGATATACGCTTAAACTCAATAGCTAACGCGGGGGCCCAATTGCGTACTGTATCAAAAGAAGATTATATAATTCGTACACTATCTTTACCAGCTAAATTTGGTAAAATATCCAAGGCATATATTATAAAAGATGATCAAATCACAGTTGATAGTAGTGCCCGTATTACAAATCCAAATGGGTTAGATTTATATACATTAGCATATGATGGAAATAAAAATCTAACCACCCTAAATCCAGCTACACGTCAAAATCTTATAACATATCTTGAAGAATATAGAATGCTAACTGATGCTGTTAATATAAAAGATGCTGCTATTATTAATTTTGGATTAGAATTTGATATTGTTACTTTTAAAAACTTTAGTAATGACCAAGTTTTATTAAATTGTATAAACGCATTAAAAGATTATTTTAATGTAGATAATTGGCAAATCAATCAACCTATTATTTTAAATGAAGTTTATAATGTGATAGGATCTATAGAAGGAGTTCAAAATGTAGAAAATGTAGAATTAATTAATAAAACAGGAGTTGTATCCGGATATTCTCAATATTCATATGATTTTGATTCAGCAACCATAGATAATGTATTATATCCTTCGATGGATTTAAGCATTTTTGAATTAAAATATCCTAATACTGATATAACAGGCAGAATAACTAAATACTAATCATGGCATATTACTTTTTATACCCCGAAAAAGATACAACAATATATTCACATCCTTTTAGACAAGATCTAAATACGGGTATAGTTGAGGCTTTATCTTTAACTTCTGAAAAGGGCAATGATGAGGATTTATATTATCCCTCAAGATTTCTTTTACAATTTAAGGACTCTGAATTGAATGATGTATTAGCAAATAAAGTTTCAGGTAATTTTTCGGCTAGTCTAAAATTATATGCAACCGAATATAGTAAAGATTTACCTACTTCTCAGACTATAGAATTATATCCTCTTTCTCAATCATGGAATAATGGTACCCAAAGATATTTAGAACACCCTTATAATAACAATGTAGTTAGTAATGGTGCTTCATGGTTATATAGAGATAATGGTACTACAAAATCTTCTTGGGGAACTATAACAGCTAATACTACGGCTAGTATTTCAGGCAGTTTACCAGTATCTGGTGGTATTTGGTACACAGGTAGTGGATTTGAATCCACTCAATCTATTGGAATTGTTGATAATTTTGATTTAAATTTTGAAATCACTAGTCAAATAGAAAAAATATCTTCTAGTATATTTGCCTCTCAAACATACCCTACAGGTATCCCTAACAATGGGTTTATTATAAAAAGAGAAAATGATGTATTTAATAACACCACAACTCAGGGTACTTTAAATTACTTTTCAGTAGATACACACACTATATTTTCACCTACATTAATTATTAAATGGGATGATTCTAGCTATGTAACTAGTAGTGGTACTACTGTATTAGATAGTGGTAAAATCCAACTCAATATAAATAATAATAAAGAATGTTATAGAACTTCTGAAGAATATACATTTAAACTAAATGCACGTAAACAATATCCCACAAGAACATTTACTACGTCTTCAAATTACCTAAATATAAATTATCTAACCACGGCTTCTTATTATAGTATTGAAGATTATACATCTAAGGAAACAATAATCCCATTTGATACTGAATTTACTAAATTAAGTGCTGATAGTGAAGGAATGTATTTTAAATTAGATATGCAAGGTTTACAACCAGAAAGATATTATCGTTTATTAATAAGACATGATAATAATGATGGTATAGTTATATATGATGATGACGTATTTTTTAAAGTAGTTAGATAATGGATAAGGTAATTCCTATACAAAAAAATATTTATAGTAGTAATAAATTTAAAGAAGTAATTGATACTGATTTTTCTGAATTATTTAATACTCAAGATAATTTTGGTGTTGATGACTTTTTCAACCAATATAATAGACTATTTATAGAAATACCTTTAAAAGGCCAGTCAAGCCATTCTGAATTAATTAGAAGAAGCTCCGAATTATTAGGCCCTACAGGTCTGGATGCTAAAGATAGAGAAATAGAAAATCTCCAAGCTACTATTAAAGATCTTTCAGAACAATTAGTTACGGCTAATCAACCAGATATATCTACTACTAGAGAACATCCAAGATTCCCTAATGGTTCTATGATAACAAGACCACAAGATAGTCTT